ATTTAAGATTATTACCGAAAAAGATTTAGGACAATATTAACTTGTCGCTGTAGCCAGTTGATCATGGTAAGTATCAACACCTTTATCTAAAGAGCCACTATGTACATCTGTTTGATTTGCTACTGAGCTGTTGTTTGTGTTATAATTATTGTTTACAACTGTAACGCCAGCACCATTACCCATACCCTCATCAAACAAATCATCTTCATTCATTACTGAATCAGGAGTATTAGCTATTTTTCGTGCCTGATAATTTTTGACTAATGCAATTTCATCAGCAGGACCATCTTCAAAGTTTTTAGCAAGAATTGGGAAATGAGCACCACTTGAATCTTCAAAATTAAATTTTGGTACACCCTTATCAAAATAAAATCTTGTGCCTTCTAAATCTAAACGATTACCAGTTTCATTCATATATTTCTGTATAGCTTCTTTGTGTTTATCTAAACTAGCAAACATATTATCACCAATTTCCATATTACTTTCATCTACTTTTGGTGCCTCTAGTTTTTCGAATGCCTTATCTGTTTGACTATCTAACTCGTCTTGTGTTGGTTCTACATCAAATCTTATTTTCTTTTTAACAAATTCTGGTAATGGTAATGCGTCTATTACACCATTGATTGTTGATTTTATTCTGTTGCCAATTGCATTAAAAAAGTCTATAATAGGACTAAACATGTTAGCAATAAAACCTAATATTTTATCTGGTAAACTTGTTACAAAGTTCTTTGCCTTTGTGTAGGCACTTGACATAAAATCACTTATTGAATTAAATATATCTGATATAAAATTAAATGCACCTTGCACGGCGTCTGTTATGGTAGTTTTTACCGTGTTATATGCGTCTGTAAAAAATGTTACTATATTGGTTGCTAAATCTATAAAAAAGTTTTTAATATTTGTTATTGTTTCAGTAACATAAAGAACAATATCATCATATAATTGTTTAAAGAAATCACCTACAGCAGAAGCTAAAGGTGTTAACAAATCAACAACTGTGTCAAGTATAGCCTTTGGAAATGCTAATACAAAATCAAATATACCACCAAATATTTTACTTAAACCACCTAAAATATCACCATCAAATAACATTTGAAAACCATCTACAATACTTGTTATTGAATCAATTATGTTTTCAAATAATCCACCAAGATTTTCTAATATTGTCTTAATAAAGAAATCACCTACCATTTTTAAGAAGTCTATAACTGGTTGTAGTTTAGGTATTAATTCTTTTATCTTTTCAAGAGCAGGTGCCAATGCAGCTGCTATCTCATCTGAATATTTGTAAACTAAAGTGAAACCTAATATTAATGCACCAAGAGGACCAAATTTACCAAATAGTTTTACTAATAGACCACTCTTACCGAAGAATGCCGTAATTGGCAAAAATAATTTTTTTAACATGCCTGCACCAGGTAATGCACCAAAAAATCCAAATATACCACCTGAAGCTTTATCTGCGTCTTGTGGACTTACATTTACATCATCATCATTCGGAGCACCAACAGCACCCATTTGTTCTTTATCTAATTCAGTTTGGTCTTCTTTTGCTCTTCTATCTTGTAGTTTGTCAAGGTCAAATATATCTTTCATTGTACTCACAACTTCACCAATACCTCTTAATGTTTTAAGTTGTATGTCTCTGATTTGTTCTAATATTTGTGATGTACTATCTGTAGATTCTGCCAATACAGCACTACCTGAAGCACCGACTAATGCGTTACCTACTACGGCTTGTTGTTCTTCAACAACTCCTAATGCTGTGCCTGTCTCTGTCTCTGCCATTATTTTTTACTTTTACTTGTACCTGTGTATAGACCAAACCAGGCAGCGCCAGCACCAACAACGATACTGATTAACCCACTCTGTTCCATAGTTGGAGCACCTAAGTTCATATACCATATTACACATTTGTATAATAGAATAATGTAAACTGTTAAGAATAGTCTTGGAAATATTCTCCAAGCGTCAACAGCTCTTGCCATATGTATTAATTTAGCATATGGATTTACACCAAGGTCTTTGATAGAAGTATCTACTTCTAAATCTACAACCACCTTTTGTTTTGGTGTTGCGACTTTTACATCTTTTATTTCTTCAGCCATTATTTTTTTCTCTCTCGTTCTCTTTGTTTTTCTTTTTCTTCTTTTATGTGGGCAACAAGTAAATCCACATAAATTTCCCTCTCCCACGGTACCATATTCTCTAACTCTGTTAAAGAATATTTATGATGTTGCATTAAAGCAAAGTTAACCTGGAATAAATTTTCTAGGTTGTCGTGTGAGAGGGCGATACGAAAAAACTTTGTAGCCCACTCAAAACTACTTTACTTTTCACTTTTGTTATAGGGTTTTCAACTTCTAATTCATGTTGTAACCTTGGCATAGTGTTAAAGAATTGTTGAATTTTAGCAAAATGGTCACTTGTTAATGACTCAATAAACTTCTTCATCTCTTCTTTTGTATAATCACTACCCTTATGTACGGTTTCACCCTCATAAATTTCATATACAGTATCAGCAATTATATCAAATAGTTGCTCAGTTTTTAATTTAGTAGCGTCAATTGTTGGATCAAAACTGTTGATTGTAGGATACTTCATAACCATTTTTATTTTATCGTTAATCTGTATCTCATTGCTATGTTTGTCATCAACTTGTACCTCAACTTTAGATAAATCTAAATCAACATTTGCATAAGTTTTTTTATCATCTGGACACAATAGTTTAAGTTTTGCAACTTCACCAACTGACTTAGCTCTTACATTTAAAAAAATATATTCTAAATCAAATGTAGGTAACATATCAACATTGATAGTACCAAATGTACATGTGTGTACAATTTCTTTTAACGCTTTTGTAATTTCAGCGGCGTTTTCTGATTCCATAGCCATCAATAAAATCTTTTCTTCTTTAACAAGAAAAGGTCTATACTGTACTTGTACATCACTTGATGGTAATGTCAATTCATATTTCGCTGTATCTAATATAGGCAATGCCATAATATTATCTCCTTCTTAATGTATTAACCAAATGGTGGAAATAATCTACCACCAGTAACTCTACCAATCGGTAGATTTCTTTTTGCCGTTGATAGTATATCTCTACCTGCTCTTTTAAATTCAGCAGGCAGTTTATTTAGTATACCACCAAACAAACCAAAATCTTTACTTGCTTTTATCGTAGGCACATCACCAATTGCTTGGCCTACAGTTGCACCATTGACCTGGTCAATGGTTAAATTTTTCCATGTTCTAAAGTTTAATGTTATAGGTACAAGAGTTACTTGGTCATTATTACCGTATGCATACTCTATAGAACCTATTGTTTGTGGATAACATTCATATAATCTTACACCATATGTAACTCTAGCTTCATCTTCTTTTCCTGCGTCAAACTGACCTAATGTAAATATATCTATACTGCCAACATAATCATCATAATATCTCATGTTATGGCTGTTTATATTCATTATACCTTTTTGCCAGTTTTCAAAGAATAATCTTTGTCTTAAAAACTTATCACCATAAAAAGAACATTCAATTGTACCGTTAAATGAATATGCGTAAGGCATTTTTCTGCCTGGTCCATACATTCTATGGTCTGCTGTATTAATATCTCTTGTTGGCATTGTTACTGCACTACACATCAAACCAACATTTTCTCTTATTTGAGAGCTCTTTAATTCATTTATATTACCATCATCAATACCAAAACCTTGTTCTTCATCTACCGGGTCAACATTCAATTGTAACTTTTGTGGTGGATGTATGACAATTAAATATCTATTTGGTGTTGCAAAGCCTTCACCTTGATTTATTTGTGATTGAAACCTTTGTATTTGACCTGAACCACCTGGTCGTCTTTTTAACCTAGGGTCACCTGCAACATCAGCTAAAGACTTGTCTCTAGGAAGACCTAGTCTGATATCAAAGTTACCTATTCGTCTGCCACCTCTTAAAATTGCCATTATAGTATTTTACCTTTATTTGGTCCGTTTTTAATTCTGTATCGTTGTGTGCCTGTAGCACCAATCTCTACTTCTTTTCTTAAATTTTTAGAAAGTTCTAGTTCTTTCTTTTGTTTATTAACTTTGTTAGTATGTTCAGTTAATTGTTTTGTTCTATCTCTATCCATATTAAAAGTTCTTTCTAGCGGCTGCAAATACACCACCAATTGTTCTACCTGTAAACTGAGCAACTGGTAAATAGGCTGCTAATGCCATTTCATCTACATTTATTCTTAAAAAGTTAGACCTGACTTGTGAGTACAGATATCTTTTTATAGCCACTTTGGTATATTTATTAGACTTTATTGAGTTATATGAAGCTTGAAT